GCGTGCGGAGGCAGAGAAGGCTCTGGCCGAAAGCGACACGGTGAAGATAACAAACACTGAGCAAGCCACCCGTATATTGGTTGAGAACATTGTAGAACCCTTAAAACAAGAGTTGAATGAGACACGGAAAGACCTTGGCTCGACGAAACGCGAGATGGCCCGGCTCAGGAAAGCTATTGACGATGCCAACAGTTGCCGCTATAATGCTGTGTGTCCTGTTCTTGACAGGATGCGCCGCACATCGAAAGAGCGTGACGAAGGCAAAGGAAGAGCAGTTGTCGGAAACCATCCGCACGGACAGCGTGATTCGCCTGGCTATAGACAGCGTAAGCGAACTGGTGGAAATCCGGACGGAGCCGGTGAAGGTGCCGATGTCGGCGGTGACGCTGACGATAGCGACGGACAGCCTCCGTAGCCTCCCTGCCGGAGCAAGCTATTCAGAGCGCAGCGGCCAGGCGAGCGTGAAGGTATCACGCAAGGCAGCTACTGCCACCGAGCCCGAGTACATCTATGTGTATGCCTCGTGCGACAGTCTGCAGCTGCAGTGCGAGCGTTACGAGCGCCAGATACGGAACATCCACAGGCAGTACGGCGAACGTCTGCTTGAAATGCAGAGCCGCTTGGCAGCGACGGTGTCGCAGCATACGGAACAAGCAGAGAAGCCCCCTAATGCCATTGGAACGGCATTGAAATGGTATTTTTACGGACTATTGTCCGGTATATTAGCAACAATTATCATCTTTATAAAACTGAAAAAATGAACAAGAATTTTATCTACGGCATAGCAGCCGTGAAATTTGGAACCGCAGTGATCGGTTACATTGAGAAAGGCAGTTGGGACTGGGGAGGCACGAAGCCCGAAACCACCGACGTGGAAGCCGAGCAGGTTCCCGATGCCCCGGTACTGACCCTGGTCCAGAAGAACGGTCAGATCAGCCCGACGTTCAACCTTATCCAGTTGGACTACGAGAATCTGCACAACGTGCTTGGCGGCGAGTTGGTAGGCACATCCCCTAACTATACCGGCTGGAAAGCCCCGACGAGCCTCGTGGAGAAGAGCGGCCAGTGGACCATCGACTTCGTGAGCGGTCAGACCATGACCATTCCGAACGGTACTATCCTGGCGAACCTTGGCGGCAAGTTGACCTTGACCGAGGTGTCGAAAGTAGAGTGCCAGCTGAAGGTGAACAAGCCTGCCGCTGGTGGTGCTCCATACGAAATCAACAACACCCCTTCTGAAGGCTAATGGACGCGCATATCATCCAAGAAATCCAGCGAGAGGGAGCGGAAGCCTTACTGAACTTGGGCGTTTCGCTCCCAGTCATGGCTATTAAGGTGCCGTTCCGGAAGGAACCGCTGCACCTTCGGCTCACGATGAAGCGCCCGACGATGGCCCGGCAGATACAGATAGCGCGGACATGGCTGAGTGTAGGCATGACACTCGCTGAGTTCGAGGCATTGGACTATGACGGCCAGATGGAGTTCCTGTCGAAGCATGGAAAGAAATTGAGCAGCATGATAGCCTTGACGATGGAGCACAGATGGCTTCCGACCTGCGTACTGTCATGGTTTATCCGTCACTGTATGAAGTGGGAATACCAGAAGGGTGCTTTTGAGAAGTTTCTGACCCTGATGGGTACCGAAAGTTTTACGCCTATTATCAGATCAGCCGAGATAGCGAATCCGATGAAGCTGAGACTGAGCCGCAGAAAGAAGGGGAGTTAACGAGCCGTTGGGAAGGCTCCCATAGCCCTTTCGGTTTTATATGGTCTATAGCGACGGCGACGGGCTGGAGTGTAGACTACATATTGCATGGCGTGAACTACCAGATGCTGATCATGATGATTGCTGATGCGCCGCGCTCTGTGTCCCATAATCAAAAGGATGAAGGGCAGAGTGCCGAGGACGAAGCTGCGGGTATTGTAGGGTTTTACCAGAGCCAGTTAAGCAAATAGGGCTGCGAGATAGTATCGCAGCATACAAAACAAGAAGCATGAAACCAGTAGAGATAGAGTTCCTGATGAAGGACGGCTTGTCGGATGGAGTAGATAAGAGCCGTGCAGGTGTCGAGCAGCTGCTTGATGCCTCTCGTCGTTTGGGCGAAGTTCTGAGCCAAAGCGGTGATGTAGGAGCAAGGGCTTCTGACAAATACAACAGCAAACTTGTCGGTTTGCGTCAGGGTGTGGAAAAGATGTCCGCTTCGCTGAAGGCGATGGGTGTGTCAGAAAAAGAAACAGCCGGTGTGCTGATGAAGTCGAGCGAGCAGAATTTGAAGTTCGTCGAGGCACAAGCCGGACGACTCCGGTCAATGGAAGATGCGCTTCGCTCTGCTTTGGAAAGTGGTAATACAGCTTTGGCCGAAACGACCAAGGCCGAAATGGAACAGTTGGAGACCTGGATGGACGATGCCCTCAGTGTCATTCAGAAGAGCGCAGAACAGATTCCCGCGATAGTCCAGGCAGCCTATTCTCAAGTTCCAGACCAGCAGACCGAGAGTATGAGAGCACAACTTAGGCTGCTTACCAATGAGATTGCCAGTACCACCGTTGAATATCGCCGAATGACTGAGGCGGAGAGGAACTCCGCTGAAGGCCTGGAACTGAAGCATAAGCTTGAGACACTGATAAAGAAAGCCGGCGAGTTGCGTGATGCGATGGACGATGCCAACACCCAAATTCGTGGTGAGGCTTCCGACACAAAGCACTTGGATGGTATTGCGCAAGGCTTGAATGTCGTCTCCTCATCTGCAGGTGCGGCAGTGAGTGTTTTCCAGATGTTCGGTGCAAGCCAGGAAGAGTTGATAAACATCCAGACTAAACTCCAGGCGACACTCGCCATCAGCAACGCCCTGACAGTTATTCAGAACAACCTCCAGAAAGAAAGTTCGCTCATGATGGGCATCCGTACCATTCAGGAGAAAGCACATACAGCGGCAATTACACTTAGGACTGCTGCAGAGGGGCGTGGTATTATTGTAACAAAGTTGGCAACTATAGCACAGTCGGCATTTAATGTTGTGGCCAAGGCCAATCCCTACGTCCTTCTGGCTACTGCCATCCTGACGGTGACAGGCGCGCTGGTGGCCTTCACACTTGGATCAAAAGAAGCGACAGCAGCCGAGAAGCGTCGTCGAGAGGAAGGTGAGCGTCTGAGGAAACAACAGGAAGATATGTCCCGTGCCCTTGGGGAGTCGGCAGGTAACGTGGAGTCAAAATATCGTTCCCTGCAGCAGCAATGGAGCCGGTTGAAGACCGAGAGCGAGAAAAACAAGTGGATTAAAGAAAACGCCAATAAATTCCACGAACTGGGGCTTAATGTCAACTCCGTGGCTGATGCGGAACAGGTGCTTGTGAATATGGCACCGCAAGTCATAGCTGCATTAAAAGCCGTGGCCGAGGCTGAGGCTTACAACGACCTCTATAAGCAAGCCATCAAGGAGCGTGCAGCGAAGTGGGAGCACCGTGTGAAGAGCCGTGCGACTGGAGACTACTACACTAAAGCATCCAAAGAACAAGGAAGTATTTCAGAAGCAGAGAAGGCGTATCTGAAAAGTATCGGTTATAAGAGTACAAAAGATGACATGCACGCTGGGGACTTCTCGGACCCTCTAATTGGTAATGGTGCCGTTAAAACGCAACGAGCCATTGACGCTGTCAACGCATATCGTAAGCAAAAAGCATTGGAGACCAACCGGGCGTTGCGGGCGGGCTATGATGAGGATGTGGACTTCTATGCTGACAAATGGGAACAAGCAGAACAGAAGGCCCGGAAATCATTGGGTAAGATACCCTCGCGTTTGCGCTGGAGCGGTAATACAGAAGCGCAGCCCCGTGGCGGTAAAATCAAGCACACAGGAGAGCATAGTTCATCCCGTATGGAGGAACCGTTCGAACTTGAGCTGAAGCTGCGTCAAGAGCAGGCGAAGCAGCTTCAGGAGTCAGAGAACGCCATGGAGGCAGCCCGAATAGCCCGAATATCCAACGCCGGTGAGCGTGAGCGTGCGGAGCGCGCCAACCAGTACCGTCTGAGCCTTCAGCAGATAGCCAACAAGGAGGAAGAGATGCGTCTTACGAACTACGAAGCTATGAAATCCAAGTGGGAATCCGGGAAGAATAAGACCAACTGGGCCTCCAGTGCCATCGGCAAGGACGTGGCCCAAAACGGCTTGAAAAATATCAAGCTGACCGAAGCTCAGGAAAAGCAGCTTGCGGCAGAGCGCGAGAAAACTGAGTCTGATTTTACGCGATACCTGCTCGACCTCTATACTCAGGAGTCCCAGTACAGGCGCGACTACCTGAAGGAATTTGGCAGCTACGAGCAGCAGCGGCTTGCTATAGTTGAGGAATACGAAGAAAAGATACGCGAGGCAGCTACTCCCACTCAGAAAGCCCTCGCAGAGCTGACAAGAGAGAAATCCCTGAAGGACCTTGCCGACAGGCATTTTGCGGAGCAAGTAGACTGGTCGGGCGTATTCTCAGACCTTCAAGGTCACACAAAGGAATATCTATCAGGGCTTCGTGAGCAGTTGGAGTCAGTGGTGAAGGAGGGAAGCCTCACTCCCGAGCAGCTATCTGTCGTTCAGGCGAAGCTTCGTGACATCAGCGATGAGATAAGCAAGCAGAACGGCCTGTTCGACTATCAAGGTGACAGAGCGCGTGAGCGTGCCCGTAGGGAGAAGGAAACCACAGATGCCCGTTCGTCTCTGTCGAGGGCTCAGGGTGCCGAGCAACGTGAGCACCTCAATCGGAACCACATAGAAAAAGAGGCCCGTGCCCTGCTTGGAAAGCTTGGCATAAACATGGACACCGATCTTGACGACGAGATATTAACCCAGATAGACGTGAACAGTGATGCGTACAGGCAGATGAAGTCGCTCCTTGCGGATCTGAGGGTTTCGGAGGGCAGACTTGCACAGGCCCGCAAGGATACGGCAGAAGCCACCCGTAAAGCCAAGGAAGCAGAAGACAAGAGCAAGACGACGTTGTCGCAGTCCGTCTCCGACTGGTTCTTGGATGCCCAGCAGTTCATCTCAGAGAAAGGCATCGACCAGCTTCCCGGTCTCCTTGACAGTCTTGGCTTTGGCGAGCTTGGCAAGAAAGCTCAGGCCGGTCTTGATGCCTTCAGTAGTGCGTCAGGCGCAGCGAGCGATTTTGCGTCACATAACTATATCGGTGCTGCGAGCAAGGTGATAGCCGCCTTTAAGAGCCTGACCAGTGCCCTTGGCCTTGGTGACAACCATGCCGAGATGCAGAAGAAGATAGACGACCTGAACTTTCACAGCGAACTTCTTGCTCAGTCGATGGAGCGGCTTAAGGAGTCTTTCGACCGTTCTTACGGTGCCTCGAGCATAGAGAAGGCCTCGGAGATGAAAGCAGTTCAGTCACAGCGGGAGCTTGACGCGAGTCGCGCGCTTCAGGCTGAGGCCGACAAGCACGGTTTTCTGGCGAATGACCTTCACCGTTCGGTAGGAGATAACTGGGTATGGCAGCAAGCCATGCGGCAGGTTTCGCTGCTTCTGGGCAAGAACATAATCACGAGTCGTGATTTCCTGAGCCTGTCGGGTGCAGAAATGAAGCAGATACAGTCTGTGAATGGCGGTCAGTTGTGGTTTGACATATTGAACGAATATCGCGTTGAGGGCGGCACGAAAGGGCGTTCCGACCAGCTTGCGAGTATGCTGAACACATACGTCAATGAGTTTGGCGATGCGATAGAAGAGATAGATGACCGCCTTCGTGAGAAGCTGACGACGACGACGAGAGATGATGTATTCGGCAGTTTTCTCGACAGTCTGTACGAGTTAGCAGATGGCTCTTCGGACGTGATGGGCGACATAGCCGACAACTGGCAGAAGATGCTGAACAAGATGGCCTTGAACAACCTTGTGGGTGCGAAGTTCCAGAAGAACCTTGAAGACTGGTATGAGCGTTTGTATGTCGTGAACAAGGACCGTACCGACGGTTTGACAGACGATACCGTCTGGCGGGAACGCCTTGCATCATTGAAGTCGGAGTATGAAGGCTATGTTGCGAGTGCTCAGCGCGACATAGAGGTCCTTCGGAGTGAAGGCATCGTGAAGTCAACGTCTGAAGGCGCAGGCCAGAGCGGTCGTGCTGGTGGTATGACCGCGATGAGCCAGGACCAGGGTACTAAGCTTGAGGGCTTGTTCGTGAGCGGCCAGATGCACTGGGCGAGCATTGACGAGAGCATGGTCGACGTATCTCGCCAGATGGGTGAGGCCAGTGAGCATCTTCGTGCGATAGAGACTCACACAGGAGAGAGCGCTTCGTCGCTTGTTGAGATCAGGGATGAAATTAAAAGAATGATAAGAGACGGATTAAAAGTAAGATAGTCAATGGCACATATATTATCAGGACAGATGCTTATCAACGGCATCGACATCTGGGACAGGTTTGGCGTTTTTCTGACCGAGGAGAAGAAAGGCGGCAGGGAAAACCAGAATGCCATCCTCACGGCGAGCAAGGCAAAGGAGCACGTTGGTGTAGACATCCGTGAGGTCGACGGCAAGAAATACTCACGGAGACTGACGGTAGCCAAGCAGGAGCGTGACTTGACCCTTCATTTTGCCCAGTTAGCCCGCAGCCGTGACGAGTGGCTTGTTCGGTACAGAGGTTTCATTGATTTTCTGCGTGGTGCTGACGGTGACGGCTGGCTGAGCCTGTTATTTCCCTCGCTGGGCGAGCTTGAACTGAGAGTGTTCTATGTATCGGTCACAGGTTTCAAGGGTCTGAGCAGTCTGTGGACAGATGACGGTGAGTTTCAGGCCTGTCGCTACAAAGTGACGTTCCGGGAGCCAGTGCCAGTGATTTAGCATCGGAAATACCGCAAATACATGACAAACAAATGCCGTTAAAATAGCATTAGAAAATGACATTAACACTATACGACCATAGAGGCTTAGCCAAAGCAGAGCTGCCGGTGAACGGAAGCAGCCGTCAGGAGAAAGGCGTTCAGCAAGACAACGTGCTGAGCCTTGGCTTCACTCTGTATGAGCATGTGGGCATTGACGTGAACGACTATGTGGACTACCTTGGTGAGCGCTACTGGTCAGTGGAGTCGTATCAGCCTCGTGAGAAGAGCAGCGTGGAATGGGAGTACAGTCTGAAGCTGTACGGTGTCGAGAGTCTGCTGAAGCGTTTTCTGGTAGTCAACAACGCAGACGGCGACAACGAGGTTGTGTTCAGTCTGACAGGCAGTGCCCAAGACCACTTGCGCCTGATAGTGAAAAGCATCAACGATGGTATAGGCGGAACAAACTTCAAGGCCGGAGAGATAGAGCATAGTGGTAACATCGTGATAGACTATCGTGGCAAATACTGCGACGAGGCACTGAAGGAACTTGCTTCAGCCGTTGGTGCCGAATGGTGGTTAGACGGCACAACCGTGAACATTAGCCGTTGTGAATGGGGCAGCGCATTAGAGATAGGCTACGGCGCAGGGCTGACATCATTGGAGCAGGACAAGGCCGAGACGGCCAAGTTCTATACCCGATTGTTCCCGATAGGCAGCAGCCGGAACATAGATGCCGCGCACTATGGCAGTATTCGCCTTCAGTTGCCCGATGGCAGAAAGTATGCCGACGTAGATGGTCTTGTTGAGAAGTATGGCATAGTACACCACTATGAAGAGGAGTCGTTCAGCGGCATCTATCCTCGTAGAGTTGGCGAGGTAAGCAGCGTGAGGAGCTGTTCGCGCCTTGGTAAAGACGGCAAGCTGTTTACCATCTGGTACTTCAAGGACTCAGGTCTGACGTTTGACCCCAATGACTACGAGATAGGCGGCTTAGTTAAACGTGTGAGCTTCCAGGAAGGCTCTGAGCTTGCCGGCCTTGGAGATGGTGAGGACCACTCTTTCGAGGTGAACTTCGACAGCGAGACGCGGGAGTTTGAGATAATCACGATATGGCCATACGATGACGACCGTCAGCTTCCCGGCGACACGCTGGTGCCGAAGCTGGGAGACAAATACATACTGTGGAACATAAGGATGCCTGATGAGTATTACATATTGGCCGAGAACGAGTTTCAGACAGCTGTAGAGGAATACAACCGCAAGCACACTCAGGACGTGAGCGTGTACAAGGGCAGTACGGACCATGTGTGGATAGAGGATGGGGCGCTGACGGGAGAACTGGCCGTAGGCCGACGTGTGTGCCTGAAGAGTCAGGAGTATTTTCCGAAACTGGGCTACAGGGAGAGCCGTATCACACGCATCAGCCGGAGTGTGAACCTCCCGAGTCAGATGGACATAGAAATCAGCGATGCACTGAGCAGCGGAACGCTGGAGAAGATAGGCGATGCCATCAACGATGCGAAGAGCTATGCCGGCAGCATACTTGGTGCTTTGAACGTGCCCGACCTTATCAGAAGTTGGGACGAGACGAAAGCGACGGACACCAACATCTACAGTGCGCGGCGTTCGGAGCAGGAGTTTGTGTCGCGCAGGCACGACGACCGCGTTGAGGGCAGGCTGTCTCTGCTGCAGGGTCTGCTGCTTGGTGAGGGCGGCTACGGCATCGACAGGGACGGCAGGGGCAGGCTCTTGGAGCTGGTGCTCGACGAGCTGCGGACGCGCGGCTACACGGGCGACGACCTGCTGACGGACAAGGGCTTCCGCGCATGGCGCGACGAGGAGGGACGCGGCCACATTATAACGGACTACTTAGATGCAAGGGTGAAGGCGGTGTTCGCAGCCCTCGAAGTGAGGAAAGCTTACTTCACCGGCGGCAACCTGTTCGTCAGCGGAGCCGGTGCGAAGATAGCCGTGGTGAAGGCCATCGACAAGAACGACGTGGTGTGGGATGTGGCGCGTAACATCGACGGTACGATTACGCTGCGTCGCACCATACAGCAGCTGCCAACGGTAGGAGGCAAGGTGATTGGCGTGGGCAGTGTGCTGAGACATACACAGACCGAAGAAGTCACCTATGACCCCCGGGAGGAGTACCAGAACACGGTGATAGCCTGGCGTTGCTACTGGCTGGCCTCGGACGGCGAGAAAGGCGTGGAGAACGAGTGGCAGGTGGGCGACCAGGCTCTCTGCGAGACATTCCGGCTGCGTGACGACTACGACGAGGGCGCAGGTAACAAACGCTATTGGCGGCTCGTGGTGAGGAAAGGAGCAGAGGCGTTGGACGACGGTCGGCTCTACAATTATGTCGACCTTGCCAACTTCGGCAATCTCTACAACGGTCTATGTCACGGTGTGGTGGGTTGCCACTGGGTTATGGCCAGCGACACGCTGCTCCCCAAATACAACCCTCTCGACCCTTCACAGGAGCTTCACTATTTCGGTGCTGAGGGTCTGTACTACAGCGGCGGCTCCGGCTGGGGTGGCTACAAGAGCGGCAGCAGCGGTGCTCCCGCTCCCGACCTGCCAGAGGCAGGCGACGAGATAGTTCATTGCGGCTCGCAGACGGACACGAGCCGTCAGGGCATGGTACAGATAGCCGCCGTGGGCAATGAGCCTCAGATAGGCATCTATGCCGGGATAACGGGCTATGGCGCACTGGTGAAATGGCGGAAGCTCCTTGCCAGCCCCTCACAGGTGCTGATAGAGGCCGAGTTCCTGAAGATAATCACCGGCGGCTCGGAGGAAAGCGCGGAAACATATTTCCGGGGGCAGAAAGGCGACAAGGGCGACCCCGGAGAGAAGGGCGAGAAAGGTGACAAGGGCAACGACGGCACGAGCTTCACGACGAAAGGCAGCGTGATAGGCGTGATGACTGATGTAGACCTTGATGCCTTCGACCCTCAGACAGCCGAAAGCTCGCCCTCGAATCCTTACTATGACTTCTGGGATAAATTCCGCTACTATTACCGTGCAGACCACGAAGACTTCATCGTGCCGATGTTAGGCACCACTGACAGGGAAGGCTACCTTGTGGTGGCTTGCCGGATAAATGCTTACAGGGGCACGATGGAGCCAGTCATCTTCAACGGCGACTGGGATGCGCTGCATGAAGACGGCTTCGCAGCCGGTGACGCATACATCGTGCGCCGTTATACAGACGATGGTCTTGCAAACTACCTTGACAACTCGCTCGACGGGCACCTGTTTGTTCTCAACGAGAACGCCGAATGGCTTGACCTCGGAAAGATAACGGGCGCGTCGGGACGTGACGGCAAGGATGGCAAGGACGGCAAGGACGGCAAGGACGGCGCAGCAGGTGCCAACGGCAAGGACGGTGAGGACGGTCTTGCAGTAAGGCTCGCGCCGGAAACCCTTGTCGTGGAAGAAGTGGAAACAGGCAGCAATACGTCGTCTGTAGACCTGTCGAACGCAAAGATAGCCGTATCCGTGCTGCTTGGCATGACAGCGGTGGAGAGCGTGCAGGGACAGGACACCACGACTGCAAGGGGACTGTTCTTCCGCATAGGAAAGCCCTCGGCGAGGGTCACGGAGCAGACCTCCAGCGGCAGCGCATCTATATCGGTGGGTGTGAACATGGACGAACCGCTGGTACACGTGAACAGCCTTAGCAGCAACGTGCGCCGTGGAGCGATAGACATACCCGTAGGGCTGGAGCTGTGGTCGGGCGCAGCTGGCACGGCAGCCGTGGTTACGGAGGTAGGCACCCTGACCGCCACGGCAGATTTGTACGTGAACCGCCTCGGTTCGCTGCTGATACAAGCCAAGAATGACACCTACGAGCGCATGGCGACGAAGGTGTTTACCGATGGTCATGGCACTGAGTACTCGCTGCTGTCAGTGGTAAGGCAGACCTCCGGCAAGTATACCGTATATGTGAAGAACCGTAACGACGGTGTGACCTCAGTCTTTGAGCTCGACAGCGACGGCAACGTGCTCGTTCAGGGCGAGAAAATAACGCTGAGCAACGGCAGCGGCAGGGAGGCGGTGTTCGAGAACGGCAAGCTGCGGCTCGACCTGCTCGACGTGGCAAAGATAGTGGCGCAGGGAATAGCCACGCAGTCGCTGACAGCAAACAATCTTCACGTCACAGGCAGCTCGACCTTTGACGGTGTGCTGGATGCGAAGAGGGGCAAGATAGCCGGGTTCAACATCAGCGGTGACGGTCTGACCAACGGCCCGGAATATACTAATGATGCCTATATCATATTCAGAAACGATGCGCACAGATGTTTTGCGGGCATCGGCGGCAATGTGCTGCCGGTATCTACGGTACAGAGGGCTGTTGCGCGCTTCGAGAATGAAGACAGCAACGACCAGTGGAGCTTAGGTGCTAACTATGCGATGATATTATCGGCAAAGAACCACAGCCGAAAGAACGTGGCCTTGCAAATTAACCATGGGCAGACGAGGGGCTTGCGCCCAGAGGTGCGGGGAGTAAACAGCAACACGACCCTTACCGACGACGACCACACCATCATAGCCACCAACGGATGCACGCTAACACTCCCCAGCTCTCCACAGGAAGGCCAGCAATATCACATAGTCTGCATGACGACGGGCACGGTGAGAATACAGAGTGCAGCGCAGATGAACTGGAAGTACCTGCGCAGCAGTTCGGCGGCAGAAGACTGGCAGCTCGGCAAGGGAACCGTGTACGACCTGACAGCCTCGGTAAGGGATGCATGGCTGACATTCACTGGCACGGAGTGGCATCTGACTCATAATTAAGTTAACAATAAAAACAGATATACACTTATGGAATGATTACCAACACTGATGACAATATGGGTCATATTACTTAATGAATAATGTATAATGAATAATGAATAATTCGCTATGAAGGCAACAGGAAAGATAAGGACGGTTCAGGGCAACGTGCTCCGGCTGATGATACCGCTGCAGGTGAAGTACATGACGACTGTCGACGGCGAGACCGTGGAGCGCACAGAAGACTTCTATCCGTCGCCGGAGTACCCTGTGAGGGTGCGCCTGATAGGGACGTACCGCCCCGTGGTGCTCGATGCCTCGGTGGAGGGCAACGTGGTGACAGCCGTTGACAACGGCACGCTTGCCGTGGGCAGCTACAACGTGGAGGTGAAGTGTCAGGACGACGATGGCCATCCCTGCCGCTTCGCCGCGCCGTGCGTGGTGAGCGTGGAACGCTACACCAAGGATGCAGGCATTGAGCCGGGCACCGAGTTCGATGCCGAGACCCACACCTTAGAGGGAGCCTGCTTCATCCGGGGTGAGAAAGGAGAAAAGGGAGACCCCGGAGAGAAAGGCGACAAGGGCGACCCCGGAGAGAAGGGAGAGAAGGGAGAACGAGGGGAACAGGGCTTGCCCGGAGAGAAAGGAACTCCCGGCGAGAAAGGAGACCCCGGAACCACTGACTATAATGAGCTGGAGAACCGCCCCACGAAGGTGAGTGAGTTCGAGAATGATGCTGGCTACCTCACGGAGCAGGCAGCTGCCGTAGTCAGGTTGAAGGAAGCACAGGCTGCCGCAGCAGCAGACATAGACTCACTGAAGGCCGGCAAGAACCTGCTCACGGGTGTGCTCACTGGTACGGGCTGGCAGAGCAGTTCCTCCGATAGACTGAGCACAGCCATGCACCCCCTCGCAGTCAGCAACGGTGTGCTCGGCATAGACACCGAAAAATTCCCTATAGACAGGTACATAGTGAGTCCTTACGTTTCTCTGACAGCCGGGAAGCGATACTGCTTCTCGTTCTTTAGGAATACAGGCAGCGACGTATATAGTGTAATCATAAGAGGTGCTAACACCATTATATCTAATACCACAGGCAGCGGCGGCTGGGGGATATTCAGCTTCACCGCCCCGCACAGCGAGCGTGTGAGGATATTCATACAATTCATACGTGACGGATATGTACTGAGCAAGCCGCAGTTAGAGCCGGGCAACGTGCGGACGGAGTTCGTCGCACAGACGGAAGAACTGAAAGCCTACACGTCTAAGGTCACTGAGGAGAGCGAGGCGACACTGCTTGACAAGATGGCGGGCAAGGAAGACAGGACGACGGTGGTGGAAGCAGCGTCGGGCACTACGGATTTAGTGGTGGCGAAGGATAGGTACTACATCATTGACGGCGTGGACGCGCTGAGCGTGAACCTGGACTTCACCCCCGGCGACGACCGCACACAGCTGCGAAACAGCATCATCTACATGAGCACGGGCAATGAGCCAGCCGTGACATTCACTTCACACAATTACGACGGCAGACTGCTGCCCATACGCTATGCCGACGGCTTCGCGATAGAGGCCAACAGCACCTACGAGATAAGCTGCCTCTGGAACGGACGGACATGGGTACTGGCAGCGATGAAGCTTGCCTCTGATGATTGAATAATTCATATACCTATGGAAAAAAGAGAGAAAGTGATGATAGTGTGCGCTGCGGTAATATTCGCTGTAGCGACGGTGCTGGCATGGCTTGCTGGAAAGCATAGCCGGTCGATGGCCACGGACGGCGAGAGAGTGCGCCGCGACACGGTGACAGTGATAGACACGGTAGTGTACCGTGCGCCCGTGGCAAAGGACAGCACAGTGGTGAGGTATGTGACGAGGACAGTGCCGGTGGCCACGCAGAGCTACCGCGCGCCACGTGACACTGCCTCGGTGAAAAATGACAGGGAGGTAATGCCGCCGCTGTATGCGTCAGGTGGCAGCGACAGCGCAGCGGTGGTGCTCCCCGTCACGCAGAAGGTGTATTCGGCCACGGACTACCGGGCATGGGTCAGCGGCTATGAGCCGCAGCTCGACAGCATCAAGGTGTACCCACGGACTGTAACCGTAAGAGAAACCATATACAAGCCTCCCAGCCGCTTCTCGGTGGGGGTGCAGGCTGGTTACGGCATCACTCCCAAAGGCTTGCAGCCATACATAGGTGTGGGCGTAGGGGTGAGGGTATTCTGAGAGTAAAAGTTAAAAGGTTAAAATGTTAAAGGGTGAACGCAAATCACCAATCATAAAATAAATACAGCTATGACAGAATCAGAGATTAGAGCAATAGTGCGCGACGAGCTGGCGAAGCAGGGCATGGAGGTGGGCAGTCTGCCCGAAGTGCAGGGGCTGGCCGGTGTGTCGGTGCCCGTCGTGAAGGACGGAGAGATGATGACCGTGCCGATAGCCTCGTTTGAGCACATGGAGATAGTGGAGAAAAAGATATTCGCCGAAGGACTATACACGCTCTCCTTTGAGTGCTACAACATCCTTGTCGGAAGTGACGGGGAGGCTTACAACGTAGACAAGGCCGACATTTACCTGCCGCAGGTGACGGCTGGCGATACCGCTGTGCTGAAGGGACTGATAGTGCGCCTGACCACGGGCGACAATCCAAACATCAGATGGATGCGCACGGCGGGCGGCACAGTCCCCATTACCTACATGGACGGCTTCGCGCTGACTGCGAACACCACCTACGAGGTGAGTGCCATCTGGGACGGAAGGCAGTGGACCCTTGCCAATACAGTTGTGGTAACGCCGGATGCTTGATAAGATTGACAATATTAAAATGTGAAAATGTTAAAACGTGAAAGGGTTGAAATATGAAGATAAACGAACTGAGAAGGTTTCACATGACGAGTGACCGGCTGAAGCAGGCTAACCTGCTGCCATTGCAGAGTGCGCAGTGGAGCGAGTGGATAGAGAGAGACCATCTGACATTGCAGAACCGCTCTGTCCAACTGATGCCCGACGACCTCGTGATGCCCGGCAGCGTGGACGGCTGGTGGCACAACCATATCGAGATAGAGTTCGCGGAGATAGAGCTGAGCAGCGACCCTGACAAGGGGACCCTTATCATTCTGAACTCGCACGTTGACGGAGCGTGGAAAAAGTCTGCTGTCACAGGAACCCTCAAACTGATGCAGACAGGCGAACCTAACGTGACAAAAAGTCGGACGGCAGTGCGCATCCCGTCGGTGCCCGGAGTGTACGTGTATGACTGGGATGTGCAGCCATCGGCAGACTGGGAATACTTCAGACCACGCTTCCGCTTCGACTATATCCGTTGCAAGATGCGTTACCGATGCTGGAAGATAGAGCGCGGCCAAGAGTACACGGGGTGGACTTCAAGAGACGAGGGGCTGGAGTTTCTCGGGGACAATTCATAATGTATAATGGACAATGGATAATGTATAATTCATAATGTGTAATTCTTAATTCATAATAGAGATGGAAAAGTACTATTACAACAGCAAGCGCGGTTACTACCGCATGGGGCAGCCTGTCACACTGTATGCCGAAGACAGCAGCCTGTTCAGCGGCATAGCTCCCTCGGAGGAGCTGCTCAGGCATAACGGCTATGAGCCTGCCGAGCCGCCAGTGGCCGAGGAAGAGTATATAGACCCGGTGGAAGAACCGCTGGAAAGTGAGACGGAAGAAGAACTGTTAGGGGGGGTAGAACGTAGCGCGGAGAACCCCGTCCGGGCAGAAGGGAGGTCGCTATGAGACTGCTCTATGCCCGGAGAGCCCACATGAGCAACATCAGGCACGTGGGCCGGAACATCCTCAAGGGAACGTCTGCCGCATGGAGCGACTGGGAAGAGGCTACTGGCGGCACCAAGGCGGTGTGGATTACGATGGAGTCAAGGACGGACCTGCTGGCAGAGGCCATCAGCTACTACCGCTTCCACATAGAGCTTGAGTTCAAGGACGTGGAGGTGCTGGCCGAGGATGCCTACTGGAACGTCCGCTTCCGGCGGACGCGCATCAGCGACGGCGGCAACAATTATTTCGCTGTAATATCACAGCATTTTTCCTTCGACACTGGCGTTTACGAATCAGACACTCGTCTGAATATGTTTACGCGGTCGGATACTCAGCAACTGGCAGCCTTTTTGAACCTCGTGGGCGTGAAGTGCAAGGTGCGCTTCCGTTGCGCGAAGCTGGAGGTTGGCAGGGAATACACTGGCTACAGACCGTAGCCGGGGCTGAGTGAAAGGCCTTTGGGGGTGGGCATAAAAAAGCCCCCAGCCTGTTAATATAGACGCCAATCATTTATTAACACGACACCGCAATAGTGCACAACTGGGGGCCTGTGCCCTTCGCTGCACTATTGCGGCTTTTATTTTGTCGAATAAATGATTGGCAGTACAAAAGTACAAAAATTATTTGAAATGACACTATTTGAGATATTAAACTTTAACAAAGAACTTATTGACAGGCTTAT